GATTGTAATATTACCTGAGTTTGTACCTGAATTTGTATCTAATACTAAATCATGTGCTCCACTTGATGTAAGTGTAGCGTTAGCTGATCCAGTTCCAATTTTAGTTTCACCAGTTCCTTTTGGAATAATTGCAACATCTACATTTGAATCTCCACCTGTAGCAGATATTGATGGTGCATTTCCAGTTGCAGCATTTGTTATATCAAATTGATTAACTGCTGAAGTTGTAGTTTGAAATATTAATTGTTCATTTCCGTTTTCATCAATAATTCCATGAGCATCATCAAAAGCAATATTAAAATCGTTAGTGTCTAAATTACCACCTAATTGTGGAGAAGTATCTTCTACTATTGAAGTTAAACCTAAAGCTACTTCTTTAATATCTGGATTAGTTCCATCGTTTGCAGTTGCAAAAACTACTTTGTCTCCTTTATCTGTTGCAGAAAAAGTTACGCTAGAACCAGAACCTGATACATATTTAAATTGTACTGTGTAAGCACCTGATGTTGAATTTCTTAAAAAATAAAATGTTTGTGCGTCTAAAGGAATTGTTACAATTTGATTTCCAGTAATTGAACCTGTAAACTCAATCATTCTGTGAGACATAGTAGCTCCAGTTGATCCATCAGAAACTGAAAGAGCCGTAGTTTGTGCACCACCTGCTATTGATTGTGCAGAATACCCACCAGAAATTTGTTCTATAATATTTAAATTTGTATTAGTCTTTGTTCCCCAAGTACCGGCGTTTTCACCAGTTGCCATTAGCTCTATACCGAGAGGTGTGTATGTTGATGCCATAAATTATCTCCTATGCGACGTCACTATAACTTGTATTTGATCCTGTTGCAACAGAAGAATAACTACTATTTGACCCTGTTGCAGGACTTGTATACGATGTATTTGATCCAGTGTCAATGTTTGCGTAAGACTGTATTCCTAATATTCCTAGCGAAGATGTAAGCTGATCTGTTACTAATCCCTGTACTACATCAGGAAGTGTAAAAGATCCTACTGAAGATGTAGAAGAAACACCTGATAATTCGTATGTAAATTCTAATGTAAGAGAACCTAATCCAGATGTTGCAGATACACCAGTTAAGTTTATTAACTCAACAGAACCGACTGTAATTTCTCCAATACTAGTTGTTGCTGATACTCCTGTAATCGGTTCAGTGCTAACTCCAAAATTTAAACCTGCTGTTCCTAAACCTGAAGTAGAAGCCACTCCTGTTATTGGTTCAGTGCTAACTCCAAAAGCTAAACCTAAAAGTCCTTCATCAGATGTAGCAACTTGTCCACTTAAATTAATTGTTGGACTAATTGCAAAACTAACACTTCCAACACTTGTTGTTGCAACTTGACTAGATAATTCATATGCAAATTCTAATGTTGGTGATCCTACACTAGATTCTATTTCTTGACCTACTAAACCTATTACTTGGTTTGGAGATTCACCCCAAGTTAATTCACTCCAATTGCCTCTACCCCAACCAACTAATGTTCCTACATAAGATAAAGTTGGTGTTGCAAAAGTTGCAGATACTCCTGTTAAGGGTACACCTAATTCTCCAAAAACATTAGGGCTACCAACACTTGAAGTTAAAGAGTGATTAGAACCTATCATCTCTAATTCGTATGCTACACCTATAGTTATAGAACCTACTGATGAAGTTGTGGCTAAACCTCCAAGAGAAATAGTTTCGTTTGCTCCTTCACCCCAGTCAGCTACACCATAGTTTAATCTACCCCAACCTTCTTCGTTGAAAGCTTCTAAAGTAGAACCTACGCCTGATGTTAATTGTTGACCAGTTAATGAATTTAAAATTACATCATCTGCCCATTCGTTGGAACCCCAAGTGTTATTACCCCAGGTTGAAGCCATAAGGAAATCCTCCTTACGCTATACGAATGATTGCGTTAGATGCGTCTGCTGTTGGAAATTGAATTGTAAAAGTTCCAGATGATACTGTTTTATCACCACCGAAAGCAATAACTGCTACAGCTTTATCAGATTGTGAATCATTATAAATTAATGCACCATTTGCTGTGAAAGATGCTGAAGTATAACTAACATCTGCAAAATCACATACAGCTGTTGAACCAGATAATGCTGGAGTCACACTTGTAAGTGTTGCACCTCCTGCAGAATATGCAGATCCTGATGCATTAGTTATTTCGTTTGATGTAGCGTAAGCTGTTGTACCTGCACCTAAAGATGCTGAACTTGTAAATAGAGCTATTTTAAATGTATTTCCGCTTGATGCTGTAAAATTGTGTGTACCAACTAATATCTCTTGTTTAAAGCTGTTACAAATTGCTGATGATATTGCCATAATTTAATCTCCTACGGGTTTGCTGATTTTACTGGTATTCGAACAGCGCCATCTGTGTAGTCATCTCTTCGTCTTCTACCAACTTGCTCGTTAGCAAACTTTTGTATCTCTTGTTTATACTTATTTTCATATAGTGTCAACATGTCTATCGGACCTTTTAAAAAACCATATGTTTCTGACAGACAGCAATATAATAAGCCATTTGGAAAATTCATACTTATATAATTTGTAGCATTTCCTGACTCTAATGTAGCTGGCATTTTATTAAAATGAACTCTAAACTTGTATGTTGCATCAGGAACTGGAGCTAAATATAGTCTTCCTGATGTAGTATCTGTATCGCCTGTAGCTCCTCCATACATAGAATAATATTTAGGTTGACCTCTTTTTGTAGAAAGAGTTGAAGATATGTATTCTTGAAGATAAGTTACATCTTTTTTTTCTAACCAAATATTGGGTCCAGTTATAGCAGATGTAGACTCATAAACTTGAACACCTCTTATAAATAATGCACCTGCTGGTACATTTATTGATTCCTGACCTATAACTAAATTTCCATCTTGTTGAACTCTATCTGCATCAATAGGTACATCTCTCATTATTCTATATTGAGCATTTAAAATTATATTTTCTAAAATATCTGTAGTTAAAACATTAGAATCTGTTTCAGTATAGTTTCTTATTTGTGTAACTAAAGTTGTGTAACTTATACCAGCCATTACTTAAAATCCTTTTTATATTTTAAACGCATCTTTTTTTGTTTTGGAGTTTCTTCATAAAACTCAAGATGCTCATCTTTTTGTCTATGAGGTCTAACAGCTTGTTTTATCCAATTCCAAATTTTATTTATCATAATTAAGCTCTATCATTTACTGGGCCAACTGTACACTGTAAACCACCACCTGTTGCTGTTGACGTTGAATTTGAATCAAAAGTAATAGTAAATCTATTATACTGTTCTATAGTAGCTGGTTGAGCACCTGTTACAACAGTATCTGGATCTATAGAAGCAAGACGGCAACCAAAAACTTTAGCACCTGCTAAATGAGAACTTGCTGTAGTATTAGGAAAACTTTCTCCTCTAAAAGTTGCAGAAGTTCCACGAACGCAATTACTTAAAGTTACTATACCTGTATCTATATGAATAGTTGAAGTTTGATAAAAAACAACTTCATTTTCATATCTACCTGTTTCACTATTTACTTTTTCAATTACTACATAGCTATTTGATGGTAAGTAAAAAGAACCATCTCCAGCAGATAAAGTAATTGAAGTAGCTGCAGCAGAAATATCTGCATTAAGTGTTGAAGATAATTCTATTTGTTCTATTGATCTAGCACCAACAGCACTTTTAACACCTTGAAATCTTACATAATTTAATTCTCCTCCTTGAGCTTCTGTAGAGTAATCAGGAAAACTTACAGTCATTATTTTATTTCCGTTTGTTATAGAAAAAGGATTATTAGGTAAAAAATCAGGAGTTGGAAATTCAGTTCTATCTGGTCTAACATTTAATAATGCAATCCCATCACCACCAATTGGTTTTGGTTCAAGTTGTGGTTGTTTAGGTTCATATTCTGTGTAATGAACAAAAGAACCATTCCATTCTTTTACCATTTCTCTGTATGGAAACTCCATACCTGATCTATCTGAAATAGCTTTTGAATGTTTTCCTGTTGCGTATTTAGACATTAAGTTCCTGGGTAATAAGCTTTTGGTGTAATAAATGTACTAGAAGCTGAACCATCTTCTGCTAATGCTCTAGCTAATTCGTCTTCATAATATAATTTCATTTGTTGGACTAATTGTGGTTGATATTTTTGTGCAAGATAAAAAGCTAAACCTGAAGTCATACAAGGTATAAATCTAAAAGGTATATCTCCTGCATTTGTATAATCTCCTACATCTTGTATTCTTTTTATATAATAAAAATGCACATCTTTAGATGCATTTGTTGAATCAGGTGTAGGATAAATACTAATACTAATGTGATCAATAAATCTTTGAACCCAATATTGATTAGGAGTTCCTTGTGAAAGTTTATTTGAAAAAGCTGCATAAGTTGATCTATCAACTTTAGTCATTGGACTATCTGATTGATTTGTTGCAGCTCTATTATTTCTTAATTGTGCTTCAAGGATATCGGACATTCCATAAATACCATTTGGATTTGAAGTAGCACTTGTACCATCTGCAGTTGATCTAAAAAATTTATATTCAGATTGTCCTTGAACTAAATCTAAACTTGTACTAGCTATTTCCCAGTAATGAATACCTCTATTACCCCATTCTTGAAAAAGAATATTAAGAGATCTTCTTGCTGATTTCATTTGATAACCAGCTACTGAATTTAATCCAATACGTTCAAAAGATTCTTCTATTATTTCATCAATAGAAAAAGTTTTATCAAAAGTAGTTGTGCTCGAGGTTGTGTTAGCCATTTAGCCTCCTAGCCAGTATATCCAAGTGTAATAGATCCTGTTCCAGTTACATCTGCATAGATAGTAGTTTCAAATCTAATACCATTTCCTGGTACATAGATATCTAATCCTTCATCTCCAAAAGTAGCTTCAAAAACTATACTTCCAGATGCAGTTGCTGCATCATAAAGTTTTATATTTGTAATACCAGTACCTTGAATGTATGTAACTCTAGCAGGACCAATATTAGTAGATCCTCCTGAAGCAGTTTTAACCTGTCCATCAGCTGTAAGTGTTGTAAATTTCTGATCTGAACTCATATTTTGTTTCTCCTTAAAATTAATCTTATGTGGGGCCGTAGCCCCACACTAATTATTTATTACGCTGCAAATGCGAATGCACCTTTAACCGCTAAAGGATCTTTAGCTGAGTCTAAACCTATGTGCCAAAAACCATCTTGAGTACAAGAGAAATATAAAATACTTCCTATTGTAAAAAAGTTTGTAGTTGCATTAGCTGCAGTGAAAACTAACTGACCTTCAGTAGCTGTTGAAGTATCGTATGATACATTGTCAGCTGCTCTAGTTTCAATTAAAGAACCTGTAACCCATGCATCAGTTGTTAATGCATCAAAAGTTAAAGTCGCTGTTCCACCTGTTGTATCTACTCTTTGAACGTAAGCTACTCTTGTTCCTGATGTAGCTGCTGGTAAAACCATTGAACAAGCTCCTGCGCCTGTGTAGTTTACCGTGCTAACTTGGTTTGCAGGTAAAGCAACTCCAGATCCTGCAGAAACTGCAGCGTGAGTCATACCAACGAAATCAAATTTAACGTTTAGGTAGTTAGGTGTAATTACACCTGTAGTTGTGTTTTTTACTATAGACTGAAATCCGTTTTCGGATCTTACCGGTCCTGTAAATGTAGTATTTGCCATAATTATATCCTCCTAGTTTCCGAATACTGTCTCTAGGCCGTCGACTATATCGTCAGTATTCTAATTAATTTATATAGTGTTAATAGTATACGTTATTTTTGAGTAGAGTGCAAGAGAGCCCTAGGTATTTATGCATTTCAGCGATGTAGCTTTTGTTCTAAGTAGCTACAGAAACTTGCGGAGCAGCGCCTTCAACGCTATTTTGTCTGTGAGCAATTTCAGCTTCTTCAAGCTTGATCTTAGTAATGACTTCCCTAACTTTGTCATCGATTCTGACCATTTCAAGAGTATATCTGTCTTCATTAATATGCTCCTGTTCCCACTTCAACTCCAAGGACCTTTTTTGTTTGTATAGGTCTTGTATCATGTATAACTTCCTCATAAGTTATTCTATTTACCTTGTCATCATAACTTATTCCAAGGTTTTCCCAAACTATACTATTTTCTCCAAGTTTGTCAAGGATAGATTGTTCTAGTGCATTTGAGAGATCTTCTGAATCAACTTCAAACTTTGCGTGATGATTGTATGCCCAAATATTGATTAAGAATTTTTTCATAGTTTTGTCTTTCTATTTTGTAAATGAGGCGGTTTTAAGGCCGCCTCATAAAAGTATTGCTTACGTACCTTCAACGCCAAAGATACCTCTAGGGTCTGATACTCCAAACGAGTATCTTTCTCTAGCTTTGTATCTAACGTTTCCAGTATCAAAGTCACCTTCCATTGCAGTTGTCAATGGAGCTCTGTTGAACATTTTCATTCCATTAGGAATGTCTGTTAAGATATAAAATGCATCTGTGTCTGTTAGGTAGTTGTTCACTCTATAACCTTGAGGAACCATACCCATAGATACGATTGCATTGATATCGTTGTCAGCTGTTCCAGTTCTGCCTTGAGACTTCATCAATCTTTCAGCTGTGAATTGTAGCTCAGAAGGAATAATCATTTTTACTCCTCTTGCAGCAATTCTTAAACCTCTTTCATCAGTCATTTGACCTATGTCGATCAAAGATTGTTCTAATGAAGTTTCGTTTAAGTCAGCTTGAGTTGTAAGCGTGTTTTGGAAAGTTCCAGCCACTGTCGGGTGTGATGTATTAAATAAAGATACACCGTCACCTGAATCAAAATTATCCGTAGTCGGTAGACCTTGAATAAGTGGTTCAACTGCCTTAACTTGCTTAGCATTACTCATAGATCTAGCTAAAGCTTTTGTATATCTAGACGCAAGTCTATCATACAAGTTGTCCTCAATCGCTTCTTCAGTGATTGCGAACGCTAAAGCTACAGTCTCGTGAGTGTAACGA